CGCGAAGGCCTCTGCGATCGGAATAATGATAGACGATGCTGTTGATCTGGAAGGCATCGATGTAGTTGCCAGTCGTGGCCAGTGTGACCTGCACGTTTTCACCGGTTCCTGTCATGCTGGCGCGCGTCGGGAAAAGTGTCTGACCATCCCAGACGAACGATCCATCCCAGTTGATGCCCGAATCCCACTGGGGGGCGCCGACAAAACCTGACGGATAGGTGACCGAACTGGGTTGACTGATACTGGCGCTGCCATAGCCAAGCTGATAACCGAACTGTATTTCGGCATAGGCATTGCCCTGCATTTCGATGCTGGCCATGCGGAAGCGCTTCAAGATTTCCGGGCTTTTGATCGCGTCCCAGGCGAGCGTTATGTAGGCATCAAGGCTCGCGCCATCGAAGGATGTGCCGGAGTCAAGTTGGTAGACATATCCCTGTCCGTCATTCGAGCCGAAATATGTGAATTCGTTGGCGTTGGAATCCGTCCCTTGATCACAGACAAACACCGGGTTCGGAAACTGGATCTCCATCGAGCCCAGGAACTGCTGGTTCACGACCGAGAGATAAAGCCCATACCCGTCGGAGAAAAATACCCGGTATTGGCTCTTGCTCTGCTGGATCGAGGAGGCAGTGATCTTGTTCCGCTCCTGGATGATGAAAGGCTGAATGTTCTTGGTCAGCGTGTTGGCGCTGAAATTGCCGTAGCTGAGAGTTGTCCGGAGCGTGAATATCCCCAGCGGATCAAAGGCAAAGACATCGAACAGGTTTTGCACGCTACTGGGTAATGCTCCCACCCCAGTATTGAACGTCACATAGTTGAATGTGGTCGGGTCGGTCCCATACAGGAAGCTGGTGTTGTTCCGCTGAAAGACTGCAAGGCACGCCGTGGTTTCAGCACCCGGTAGCGTCGTCATTGCCGTGACGGTATCGCCCGTCGCGATTTCCCAGGCTCCATCTGTCGCAGACCAATCGAAGGGAAGGCCAGGCGCGGATCCCAAGATCGAGCTATCCTTGGAGATCACCAGATAATTCTTGTGGGCCCAGATATGGCTGGGATTATCGGGGGAAAGACCGGTCGTGATGGGAGCGACCACATCGCCGTCAAACTCGAAAGCCTGGTTCACCCCGTCACAGCCATAGATGCGCCGGGTCGCGCCCTGTCCCGAGAAATTTGCCTTGACAAACTCGAACTTTCCGCCAGGAGCCAGCGTTATTGCCGTCTGAATGCCAGAGAGCGTTACAGTCGCCCCGCTTGGACTGAGGGTGGCCGCACCGGAGGCAAAATTTCCTCCGCTGGGATTGGTGATGACAAAGCCCCCGGAGGCTGAAGATCCAGCCCAAGACCCAGAACCTGTCATGACCCGTTTGACGGTGGCGGTTACGCCCCCCTGGGTCAAAACATCTCCATCTTCGGCTTCTGCCGTACCTCCTCCGGTAAATTCCACGACATTGTAGAAGGGAATAAGGACCCAACCAGAGGCCGAGGATTTGTAGAGCTTGACCCTTCCCGCATCGACCCGGAAGGCATAGACATGATCGGCGCCCGAAAAGGTCATGCCGACAACGCCGAGGATATTTCCAGTACCTGGAACGGCCCCAATCAGCGCGCGGTAAACATCGGCAGCGGCTGCCAGATACTGCGCATTGGCCTTGGGAGAGATTGTGACGGTGATCGGTATTGCATTGCCGATCGCAACGGGGCCGGGCGTCGTGATGGCATGCGAAGTGTCGAACGTCCCGGTGACCAATGTCACCGCGAGGTAACACAGAGGCGAGCCTTCAATGTAGTTGCCGAATTCGTCGGTGAGGAAAAGCCCGCTTTCCGTCGTCAAGAACGGTGCCGCGGTGATGCCAACCCCGATTATCGTTCCGGTCGCGCCGCTGACGTCCTGAGTAATAACTTGGCCGACGGAGGGAACATTGACGAACCCATCCACCTGAACAATTTGATACGCTGCAGCACTCGGCGCAGCTTGGCCATCAAACCGTTCATACCCTTGGATGCGGGCATAGCCCCCCGCCTGGTTGCACTCGAAATTTATCCCGGCCCGGACCGCCCCCGGTTGGAGAGCGAGAGTCGGGGTCGTGAGGTCCAGCCCCCCCGGAAATGCCACGCCCTGAGCCGTCACACCACCGCCAAGACGGGTGATGCTGTATTTTACCGGTGGGAGGCGCCGGGCTTGTCCTGCCATATCAGAGGCAGCCGGCGAAAGAGCATTCCGGCAGCCACTTGGCCTCCATTTCGCTCATCAATTTGGAATAGCCGACGGTGCCCCGGTCCAGAACTTCCGGGGCAGATTCATAGCCTCCGTAATAGAGCATCGCCTGATAGACGATCACCATGTCATATCCGGATGGGAGACCGGTTGGCGTATCGCTATCGGACGTCATTGACGTCGGCGCCCAGTAATAGTCGCCGGTAACGGTATAGGTGCCGTCTGAAGGAGGTCCCACGCAAAGCTGCATGGCCGGGCCTGGGGCGATCACAACCGGTCTGGTCTGTACCGTGCGGAGAGCACCGTACATATAGGCGTCGCGCCATTCGTCGTAGGAGATATCGTCCAGGAAGGTCTCGTTGTTCGTCCCGACCGAAGTGAGCCAGGTCCGGAATGTTCCGGTCACCCACTTGCCGAAGTTCGCGGCGGCGACACCAACCGTTCCTGGACCAGTCCCGAGCGGGGTGACGGGGACACCAGCCGCTGGAACAAAGGAAACACCGCCGCCGGCCAGATTGCTGGAGCGCATCCACTGCCAGTCGTTATGCTTCTCCTGCACCTCCGTCCAGGCCTGCTGGACCCATGTCAGGATGCGCAGCTGTTCGCCCGACAGATTGGCGACCGTTGTCAGCGGCCCACCGGACACGGCGCACTCCTGCATGGTCCGATTTGTGAGCTGGAGCAGCGTCATCATGGGCCGGTCTCACGTCGAGCAGCGTGGATTAGAAGTTCTGCTGGCGAAGCTTCATGGCCCAATCGAAACCACGGGGGTTTTTGTCGTTCACGATTGAGAAAGCGCACACGCCGCTGGTGAAGCGCAGCAGCTTGCCACCGGGGTATCTCTCCAGATCGGAATCGCCAGGATTCGGCACGATGGTCTCGACCCTGGTGGTCTTGGAGCGCAGAAGAACCTCGACATATTTGCGCTTGATCGTCAGCGGCTGGTTGACCATGAGCCACTTGCGTTCGAACCAGCGGCCGTTCTCCTGAACTTCCGCCCCCCGGCCATTGACCGCAACATAATAGGCATGCGGCGCATTCTTCTCGCTGCTCTGGTCGATCACGATGGTCACCGGCTCTTCGTTGAAGGCCAGTTCATCGAGGTAGTCCTTTTTCAGATTGGCTTCGTCAGCCTTGATGATATCGGGAGCGCGGTCAGGAGAGGCATCGACCGTCTCCAGGTTGATCACAGGCTGCTGTTCGATCTTCACGTCATCGGTGTGCAGGGCGCGGCGGGGCATGATGTCTCCGGGGTTTAGGTTTATGTCGGTGATCTGGGGGAATTTGGCGGCGCGAGCTAAGGCTCAAGCGCGGGGGAAGAAAGGGCGGAGACCGAAGCCGCCGCCCTTTTCACTTACGAAGGCATCACGAAATCTGGGGGCGCCCAGGCAGCGTGATCAAGTCCTGGAAGATGTAGCTGACTCCGGTCACCCCACTTTGATTGTTCGTGCCGAAAGTCCAGGTCGCGACTGCGGTCGAGCCGAGCTTCACGATTTCGTACCCGATCGGGCAGAAATCATTGTCGGTCGAACCGGAACCAGCCGGGCCAACACCACCGAACTGAGGTGCGGTGATGAAGTTTCCGCTGGCGTCCAAGGCCGCGATCTGGCCCTGGATGACCTTGAGATTGCCCGAGTGGTCGAGGCCCACGGTGTAGACGCAACCATAACCGGCGGCCCCATTGGGGACACCGGGAAGGTTGGGGCTCGACAGCGGGATCGGGATCGGGATGAACGCGAGGCCGGTGGCGTAATCCGTGGTCGGGGTTGCGCCATTGGTGATCGCGGACTTGCTGTAGGCCTTGCCACCGATGCAGTAAGTGGTGGTGCCGGTGGTGGAAAGGGTGGTCGTTGTGCCCGCGGCAAGGCTGACCTTGCTCAGGCAAAACGTAGCGGGGACTGATGCTTGATAGTCCATAGGGAAATCCTTTCGGGATTGATGGGGTTAGAAGCCGAGCAGGGCGTAGGGGTCGAAGCCGCAGGTTGGGCTGATATAGGCCGCGTTCGGAGCGACAGTCGCGTCGTCCAAAGCAGTCGTGCCCCCAACGAAATCGCCGGTGCCCGTCGGATTGATGATGATGAATCCGATCAACGCCTTCTTCTGGGG